TGGGCTATATGCGTCGACTAATGACATCGCTTTCGCCTCTTTCCCTGTTTTAAAATCGACTACGTTTTGATGAGTTTCTGCACACTTCATGTTCGCCAGCCCTGATAGAGTTCTCCTTGTCAGGGCGAGGGTACGGTACTGAGTTCAACCCCCGTCTGACGGCCGAACGTAAGAAGCCCGAACGCTTAGATTGGAACCCGAGGCATCTGGGCACTGGAAATGAGAGAATTGGAGAGCCCCTTCTGGGGCCCCAGAAATGGAATTATCGGTTGGCTTCTCTTTTTTGCCGAAGAGAGCCCGAGCGCAGAGACCGAAGAAACAAGCGCCACCGATGCAGAAGAGCAGTCCTTGAAAGAAAACGCTCATGAGCCTGTTTTCCCTGGTCGTTGCACCATCGGTCGTGTGTCAGGCGTCCGATGCTCGATTGCGTTCTGCGCGAGTAGATCCGCGCCGGTTGACTGCTTCGTCATGCGCCCGATCCAGCGTCATCGAGGAATTGATGCTTGTGGACGATCAGCTCGGACGCCGTCGGTTCAACGCTCGTAGCGTTCGTCTTTGGCCTCGGATTGATCATCGAGTTGAGAAGGGCAAACTCGCCAAAATGCTTTATTGCCGCGTTGTCGTACGCATCAGCCGCATCGTATGGGCAGCTAAATGTGCCGAGGTATATTTTTTCGCCATGGGCGCTGATCCTAGCGACCCATTTGCCATTCCGCCCCGTTACACCCTTGAACCCGCTGGTATTGTCAGCTCGCAAATCGGCGTTCGCGCCATTCTGGCTAGCATTGCATGCCCGAAGGTTTTCTCTTCGATTGTCCAGGCCGTTTCTGTTTTCATGGTCAACACGTTCTTCCCCGGTCAATCCAAGGATAACGCGATGCATCGCTTCAAATTTTCCGAGAACAGACCGGACGGCGTAGAATGTCTTCCCACTGTCAACAGCGAACCACGTCGATCCCGAGAGAGCCGGAAGATCGTCGATATCAACAATAGCGAACATGCCTTTGTTAAGAGGTATGTACCCCAATGCCACGCCGGCGTCCGATTCTTGAAATGGATGCTCCGGCGTGACGAAGTGCTGCCAAGCGACAGGAACCTCGTTCGTGCCAAGCCCTGCCCAGCGAGCGGGGCTGAATTTCGTTTTCTCAAGCCAGTAAGACTTGATGACGCGGCCGCACTGCGTCGCCAACCAAACCGGAGCGATATGCGTCTCGTCGTAGGGGCGCTCTTCGCCCCTTACCGTCCGGACGATCGTCACGGCCTTGCCGCGCGGGGCTTCGTCGATGTTGTGGTTCCACATTTAAGCGGTCTCCGCAGCGGTGATCGCCGCGTCCAACAACCGCAAGACCGCCTTATGGCCGTAGTTGTCGTTGTAGGCGCTGATCGTCGACTTGGGTGGCAACTGGGCCGAGATGAGCTTGAGGGCTCGGAAGTAGATGCCTCGGCCTTCGTCGGTCAGGAGATCGAGTTCGCGCTGGACCGCCCCCATAAGGCAGAAGCACGTCGCGCCGTCATCGGTGGCGCGGATCGGTGTGCCGCGACCGTCTTTCGCGTAGGCGTTCTGCGTCCAGCTCGACTTCTGTTCAATTCGCTTGCGAGCAGCCATGAGTACGGAGAGCTCAGTCATGCTGCGTTCTCCGGAACCCCGAAAACGTCAGGCCGCAGGTCGTGCCGGGAAATGCCCGTGATGCGCTCTACGTCGAGGACGCGCTCTGCCGGCACCTTTCTCCACTGGGATACGGCCTGGGAGGTAAGCGTCCCCCCAAGTGCTTTCGCGAGGGCGGCAGGACCACCGGCTTTGTCTTTGGCTTGTTCGCAGAAGTTTTCCATGACCAATTGAAAGCATATCTTTCACATAATTGCAAGCATCTCTTTCGATGAAAGACTCAGTTTCGTCATGCATAGTCCGCTCATGACCACAGTTCGGAAGATTGACCCGGAACGGGGCGAACGGATCAAGTTTGTCCGCCTCAGCGTGATGGGTATGAGATCACAAGAAAAATTTGCCGAAGCTCTGACGAAGGCTGGGAAGACAGCCACGCGGGGAGCCGTGGGCAATTGGGAGCTGGGGAAAGAGGTCGGCCTAGATAGCTTGACGGCAATTTGCGATCTGGCCGGTGTTGATTTGAATTGGCTGGCCTACGGCAAAGGCGAAGCGCCGGTCCTGGCAGCCGCTGGGCGCGCGAAGAGTGTGATCGATAGTTTCGATCCAGACGCCACCGTCGTCCATTTTGCTGGTCATGGGGCGGCCGCCAAAGATATCCCGGAGATCGATCTCGTCGCCGGTCTCGGCGGTGGTGGCCTCGCCGCTTCTGAGGTGACCACGCAAAATGGCATCACCTTCCACCAAGAAGTTGTTCGCGATCACTGGCGACTTCCTGATTGGACGCTTAACCGGATGAACGTCAGACCGCAGCATGTCGCGGCTTTCCCGGCTCAGGGAGATTCCATGGATCCGACCATCGGCGATGGCGATGTTGTGTTCATTGACACACGTCATCGCGTTCCATCCCCGCCTGGTATCTATGCCCTTGCCGACCAATGGGGCGGCGTGGTGGTCAAGCGGCTTGAAGTGACGTCTCGGCCGGGAGACGAGGTTGTGACCGTGCGGGTTTCTTCTGACAACCCGAAGCACAACCCGAGCGAATTTACGCTGGATGAAATTCAGATAATCGGGCGTTACATCGGCCGCTTCACGATCTAACGCCCCTATCTTATCCGTGCCACAGGAACTTGCGTTCATCCCTGATGCGGATGTCAGCCACCACCTTGCCAACAACCACGTCGTTGAACCTCTCTCGCTCCATGTGGTGTGACTGGTAGATCGTATTTTCGCGGGAAAGCATCAGGTCGCCGTTCGGCCCGAGTATATTAGTCACTCGATACAGCTCGATGCCGAGGCCGGCATCGACGAGGTAGACGCCCTCGCCCTCATACGAGGTGACCGGCGCTGTGAGCACATAATCCCGGCCTCCTCGTAAAGTTGGCTCCATCGCGTCACCAACAACGGGATGAACGCGGAAACGATCTGATAAGACTTTCTCTGGTAGAGCCGCAGCCTGGAATAGGTCATCCATGGAGGCGGCCTACAAAGTCTTCAAATTCATCTCCGAAAGATTCTGAGTTTGGTACGATTGCGAACACAAATACACTAATGCTAGCATGCCCCGGCATGTTGATAGTCTCCGATTTTCAACGTGGCTTTTTCAAAAGGCGGAGCGGGTTTCCTAGGCCGGTGCTCCGCCTTTTTCATTTTCATCTTTTCATTTTCCGCCAAACATTAGCCCTCCCACACATAGCACTTACGAAATGATTGACGGCCACGTCCACTCGCGTCAACCGAGTGCTGGCAAGTTGCCACGATTTATTCTGCGTATAGTGACTTGTATGCACTCTATCCATGAGCGATCTGTCCCCCAGCCAACTGCTGGACAAAATCATTATCCGCGTTCCGGATGGCATGCGTGAGCGCATCAAACGCGCTGCTGACGCTAATGGACGCTCTGTAAACGCTGAGCTTCTCGTGCTTCTCGACAAGACCTATCCGGCGGTGTCCCTACTTGAGACACTCGTCGAGGAGATCGCCGGCGTGGTTAAGAACCTGCCTGTGGAAAACCGAGACGAAGCTTGGCGGACCGTTTTTGAAAACTTGGAAGCGGCTCGTAAAGAGACGCCGTAGGAGCATCTCTCCACCCTTCCAATTACTCCACTCAGAGCAAGAATCTGAAATACAGATAGATTACCGTTATTAAGCGCACCGTTATTAGGGGGGTCACCAGCGACCCTTTGGCAAGGGGTCACCAGCGACCCCTAGAGAGCTTCCCAAGCGAAGATGAGACGGTAGTGATTGACGGCTCTCCCACGTATCCCGCGCTGCACTTGCTCTTTCGAGATCAAGCCTTCGTCGATCAGTTTCCCGACTGATCGCTTTACCGTCGTCGGGCTCAGGTTCAGGTCCTTCGCGATCGTCTTCTGTTGGTGCTTCGTGTGGTTGTCCCGCCGGTTCATGTGCATGGCGATGAAGAGGCCGACACGTTGGCAGTCTGAGGAAAGATAAGGCCGGCCCAGGACGTGACGAATCCATTCGTCGCGGTCTCGGTACCATTGCCCGGCTTCGGAAAGTTCTGGCTTGTTCTGCATGCTAGCAAAGTTAGCCCCACGCGGTTTTGAAAGCAATCCTTTCTTTTCTGCTTGCACCAATCTGTAAGATATGCTTTCATAATCCTCATCAGCCGACGACGACTTGATCCCCCACCGGGACGAAGAAACGTCGATCTGCACAAGAGGAGCAAGGGCAGATGTCCGACAGCGCATTCAAGACCGCAGCTTTCCCCGGCTACACCACCGCCGAGCTTGAAAAGAGCTATGCCGAAAAGTCCGCAATCATCGGATACGGCGCGCACTGCGAAAAGATCCAGGCCGAGCTCGATCGCCGCTATGCCGTTGCAGCCGGCGACGTCTCGCAGATGACGCCCGGAGAGCGCCTTCGTTTTGCCAAGTCAAAGGCAGGTGCCTAATGGACACCCTCACCACCCCCCGCACCGTCACCCGCTTCAACGTCGAAGCAGCCTTCGGCACAACGACCCTGTACCTCGGCCATATCCCGGGTGTCGGCATGCGCTGGTCTGTCGATCCGGATGCAGCTTGGGAATACCAGGACGAGGATGAAGCGCAGGACGATGCCGAACAGCACGGCGGCGAGGTGTTCAAGTTCGAGCGCCTGACGCGCCTGGCCGATCCCGAGAGCTTCACCGGACATAACGCTGCAGCTCGTCTTGAGCGCGCCCTTCAGGAGGCTGCGGAATGATCACCAAGAAGACAATCGAACTCGTGAGCGTTTGCTCCGATGCCGAGATAATCGCCAAGTCCGCGCATGCTGCCTACTGGCTTTCTTACAGCCCCGGTGCCGACGAGAGCGGGCTCGCCATCCAAGAGCGAGAGATCATCGACCACTTCAAGGCAATCGCTGACAAGCTCGGTTACCGCGTTGAGAAGATCGAAGCTGATGAGGTGGCGCGATGACCAGGATCAACACAGGTGGTCCGGCCTTCCCCGGCCAACATAGTTACATCGACGGGATGCCTTCTGATTACGAAGGAATGAACCTTCGAAACTGGTTCGCAGGCAACGCTATCGGCGCCGTTGTGGTGCAGTGCGCTAATGATCTTCGGTTCCTCGAAGGAATGACCCCGGCTGAATACTTCGCGAACAAGGCCTTCGATATCGCTGACGCGATGATTGCCAAGAGCAAGGCTGCCGATAAGGCCAACGCTGAGGCTCGCGAGAAGGAGTACGGCGATGATCGTCCCTTCTGACCTTTGCCATATGCGCGGCATCGAATGCTCGTGCCCTGCCGGTACATGCCAGCAGCAGCCGAAGGCCGAAGCCGTCCCCCTCTTCCGCCCGACCAACCGGGACATGCTCGTCGTCTTCGTCACCTGCGTCGTCATCGCCGTCATCGTCGGCGGAACGGTTCAGGCGCTGCGGATCCAGGAACATCAATTTCAACTTCAAGCGAGAGTTTAATGACCGCACAGTCTATCGGCGCTCTGGCGTCCAAAATCGTTGGCCCGTGGGCTTGGTGGCAAGCCGCTCTCAAGAACCCCGCAGCCGTCGGCAAGACGCTCCCGGTTCATGAGGACGAGCCTCAACAGGGCTACTATCGCGCCAAGAACCGCGACAAGGTTTTCGAGCCGGTCGCCATCTTCTATCCCGAGGGCTCCAATCAGCTCGTCGCCTACCGCAACGGCAAGGAAGTTCTTCCTGACACGGTCTGGACCTTCGCTTGCCGGCACCCGGTGACCTACCAGGCATATCTCGACGCGTTGGGGGGGAAAGGCTGGCCAGACGATGACAAAGTCGTCGCAGCGCAGATCTCCGCACCAGAGCCGACGATCGGCGATAACTCCGGTGAAGTCAGCGCGACCGAAACGCTCAAGGATCAGATCGAAGCCGCCCTCGCCGGTATGAAGGCGTACGAGACGATCAGCGACGACAAGACGGCCGGGAAGGCTCTATCGCTCCGCAATCGCCTGAATGAGCTCTCCAAGGACGCGGACAAGCTTCGGACCGAGGAGAAGGAACCTCACCTGAAAGCCAGCAAGGCGGTGGACGCCAAATGGCAGCCTCTCGTCAAGAAGGCGAAGGAAGGCGCTGACAAGGTCCGCGATGCGATCGGCTCATGGGAGACGGTCAAGCTGCAGCGCCGACGCGAGGAAGAGCGAAAGGCTGATGAGGCTCGACGAGCTGCCGAGGAAGCCGCACGCCAGCAGCAGAGCGAGACAGCAGTGCTGGAAGCGCCGAAGGTCGAAGTGCAGCCTGACGCCGCTCCGAGCACAGTCCGCGCCTCTTACGGCAAGGCCGCAAGTGTATCGGTCAAGACGGTCGTCAAGGATGTCACCGACTGGTCCGCCCTCGCCGTCTACATGTCCAACCACCCAGAGGCACAGGACATGCTCCGCAAGCTCGCCCAGCGCGCGCTCGACGCCGGCCGCACCGTTCCCGGCATCACCACCGAAGAGAAGGCGAACGTTCGATGACCGATTTGCTCACCCCTGCCCGCGCCGTCGCTGCCATCAAATTCAAGTGGCAGAAGGACGAGAAGACTTACGACTACTTCGTGCCGAACGGTCTGGAAGTCGTTGCCGGCGACAAGGTCATGGTCGCGACCAGCCGCGGCGAGACCGAGGTCACCGTCGTCGAGATTAAGACCGAATCCGACAAGGCCGAGAAGGACATCCTTCGCCGCGTCGAAGCGCCGGCCGAAGAGAAGCCTGTTGGCGAGTGGGATTTCTGATGACGAAGCGGATGTGGGAACCCGGCCGGACGCTATCGCCGCTCGAAGCCTGGGCAGAGATCGAGCGCGGGAACCCCGTCTACTTCCGGAGCAAATGGACACACAACGGATGGGCTCGCAGCTGGCAGATCAACATGCTGATCGGTTCTGCCAAGCGCGGCTTCATCTTCGAGGCAACCAGAATTCACGAGGAAGAAAATGACCGAAGCAGCAACTGAAGCAGCCCCACGCCTCCCCGCATTGCAGGCCGGCGGCGCAGTCAAAGCAATCGTGCCTCAAGACTTCGATGGCGCCTGGCGCATTGCCAACGCTGTCACCAAGGCCGGAATGGCTCCGAAGGGTCTGGAGACGGCCGAAAAGGCCATGGTTGCCATCATGCACGGCATGGAAGTTGGGTTGACGCCGATGGCTGCCCTGCAGTCGATCGCTGTCGTCAACGGCCGCCCGACAATCTGGGGCGATGGCGCGATCGGTCTGGTTCGTGGGTCCGGCAAGTGCGAGTGGATCAAGGAGCGCGTCGAAGGCGAAGGCGAAAAAATGGAAGCCTTCTGTGAGGTCAAGCGTAAGGGCGAGGATGATCCTATCCGCGCTAGCTTCTCGGTGGCCGACGCGAAAAAGGCCTCACTCTGGGGCAAGGCCGGTCCGTGGCAGCAGTATCCGAAGCGTATGCTTGCCATGCGTGCTCGCGCTTTCGCGCTGCGTGACGGGTTCGCTGACATCCTTCGCGGTCTAGGTATCGCCGAGGAGGTGCAGGACATCCAGCCGATGCGCGATGTCACTCCGCAACCTCATCGCCCTCCAGAGCCACCAGCGCCACCGCCTGAGGTGGAAGATCAAAACGTCATCGAGGGCGAAGTCGTACAGACCGAGCAGTCGGAGCACCCGACCGAAACCGTTGGGGAAGAGGTCGTCGACGATACGGAGTTCTTCCAAGCGCTTGAAGACGATCTCGCAACCGCCAGCGATGCAGAGACCGTGGAAGAGATCTGGAGCCACCACGACCCGCTCGCTCGGTTCGACGGCAAGCCGAACAGCGAAACCAACCAGGCGATTGCTATAGCGATCAAGAAGCGCGCCATGAAGCGCATTGGCGGTGCGGCATGACGAAGATTTGTGCAATCGACGGCTGCCAAAAGCGTCGGACCCATCGCGACTGGTGCGGAGCGCACTACTACCGTTGGCGCGCGCATGGAGACCCGCTTGGAGGGCGTACGCCGGTAGGCGAGCCGATGGCATTCTTCCAAAATGTTGTCCTACCGTATGACGGTGATGAATGCCTCACTTGGCCCTATGCTGACGATGGCAAGGGGTATGGTGTCCTCTGGATCGACAAGGCGCTCGCCTACGTCCACCGGCTTACTTGCCAGGAGCAGAACGGACCAGCTCCGTCTCCCGAGCACGAAGCGGCGCACGAGTGCGGCAAAGGTCATCTCGGGTGTGTCACAAAACGCCATATGGCTTGGAAAACGCACGCCGACAACATGGACGACAAGTTCATCCATGGCACCGTCCAGCGCGGCGAAGAGGTGGGAACCGCCAAACTGCAGCTCGAGCAAGTTAGGCAAATCAAGCGGAAAACAATGCGCGCTGAAGATGCTGCCGAGAAATTCGGCGTAAGCATCGCGACCGTTTATTCGATCCGGCGCGGAGAAAATTGGGGGTGGGTCAATGTCTAAGCATATGCCCCCTCCATTGAAAATGCGCGTCGAGCGTGGCCGCCTTGTTCCCGCCACCTCTTTTGATGCAGAGCGGCTCGACTCCTATCGCGTCGGTTCGACAGTCAATGTTCGCTTTTCGGCAGACCGGATGCGACCGCTTGAGCGGAAGTATCGCGCCATCCTCGGCAAGGTCATCAAGGAATGCGATACGCCCTGGACCAACGCCGAGGCTGCTCATCAGGCGCTGAAGCTTTCCTGCGGCTATGTGAACGTCGGCAAAACTGCCAAGGGCGAGTTCATGCAGTGGCCGCGATCGATCGCCGAGTTCGACGACCAGGAGATGACGGACTACTACGAAGACGTTCTTTCCATCCTGAGCCGCATCACCAGCGTCGACGTTGAAACCCTGCGCAGCGAGACTGTCAACGTGGGAGACGACGACGAGACGCCGCATGATCCAGACACCGGCGAGATCATCGAGGGCGAGATCCTGCCACCCGAAACCACCGAATCCGGTGCCTCCCCCGCTCCGGAGAATGCAGATGCGGATGCGCCCTCGTCCGCAGCTGCCGAGGAGGCCGACACCGCCCAACCGTCGGCCTCCTCTACTGACCCCGATGCTTCCTCCTCTTCCTCCGAAGCATTGGATCAGGCCGGCGATCCTTCCTCCTCCTCCCAAGGATCGCCGGCCGCCCCTGAGACCGAACGTGAGACGCTGATCCGGTTCGCAAGGGATGTCCTGCCGCTGGCCGCCGACATGACGGTTTCACCAGGCGCAGCAAAGCTCGTCGAGAAGGAATGGGCGGAACAGATCAAGGCCCTGTCACCGGACGGTGTCGAGAAGGCGCGAGCTATCAGCGCGTCCATGCGGGCGATCTCGAACAATGCATCGAAACTCGGTCCGGCGCTTGAGCACTTTGCTCATGTTCTGGGAACCACCGTCGAAGAGTTGGAGGGCTGATATGGCTGACCCGAAGCACACTCCCGGTCCTTGGTTCGCTTACGGCCGGTACATTGGCACGAAGAACCATAAGAGTGCGGTAGGAGAATGCCGAGATGTAAACGGCAACTGGTCGGACGATGCAAAATCCTCCGCAGACGCCCGCCTGATCGCCGCCGCCCCTGATTTTCTCAAGGCGGCAAAGGCATACATCGCCCAGATAGATGCGGTTGGCCTTCCAGACGATGACGTTACCACGATGTTTCGCGCCGCCATCTCCAAAGCCGAACCCGCCCGTCAATCCGCCACCACTGTTCCGCAGGGAGGGAAGAGCGAATGAACGACCTGTTTTCACAAGGGCCGGGATCATCGGCTATCATTTCATCGTGCGGCTCGTATCGCTACAGGCTTGAACGCATTTGGGATCGCGATTTGCCGAAGGTCGCATTCATCATGCTCAACCCATCGACGGCTGATGCTGATCAGGACGATCCGACGATCCGACGTTGCATTCGTTTCGCTAGGGATTGGGGCTTTGGTGGCCTTCTCGTCGGCAATCTCTTCGCCCTTCGATCGACCGACCCGAAGGCGCTTTACGATCACGCCGACCCGATCGGGCCATACAATGACGATCAGCTTCTTTCTATTGCCAAGAGCGCTCGAAAGATCATCTGCGCATGGGGAACGCATGGGGCATTCCGTAACCGTGGCAACGAAGTAGCCAACCGGCTTGAGTTCTTCGACCTTGCCGCGCTCAAGGTCACCGCAGACGGTCACCCCGGCCATCCTCTCTACGTCGCAGCCGGCACTAAGCCGCTGTCGTTCTTCGGCAGGACAGTCGAAGGGAGCGCAGCATGACCAAAGAACACGACCGCATTTGGCTTGAGCCTATAGAGCTTGCCGACGAGATCGAAGGCCGCATGTGGTGCCAAGATAACCAATGGGGAGAAAAGGGCGTCGAATACATTCGTGCCGATCTCGTCTCCGCCCTCACAAACACGTCAGGAGACGATGAGGCGCCGGTGGCATGGAGAACTTACCAAGGCGGGTATGTCCATACGTCGCGGCCTGAACTAGCCGCAGAATGGGGCGACGGGGCGGAACCATTATACGCCCGACCACAGTCAGCAGCCGTGAGGGATGAGAAGCTATCAGCTTCACAAATTCGCGATCGTGCAATTGAGATCATCTGCAAGGAAGCGGAGGAGCTGGGGTACTGCGAAGACGACGTTGCCGTTTACCGGCGCGGCGACTTCGACGGCGACGATCTTCTGACATTGCAGGCCGTTGAACGCGCCCTCCGCGAAACGAAGGAGGGGTGAAGATGAGCGAGCATCAAGAAATCTGGTGCCAACCGGCAGATCAACCAAAGCGGCAATTCATAGTGTTGTTCGATGAACTGCAGATGGATGTGGCCGTCTTCGACAACGAGGAAGATGCACGCGCGTATTGGGAGAAGGCCAATATAAATTGGAATTGCTACCTGATGGGAACCCTTCCGCGCTCCGCGTCGGAGGGCAAATGATGACTATCAAAATCATCGCTTATGCATGCTCGACGCGGCCAAACCATTTGTGGAGCGTTGCGCAGTTCAACAGCGCCCTACCGAAGAACAGAACCGATTGCGACATCCCGCTTGTATCGCTGGCGGATTACGAATCCCTCCGCTCCAGAGCCGAGAAGGCGGAAGCGGAAAGGGACGAGGCACGCGATACCAACCGGAAGCTTCATCGCCGCCTACAGCTTGCTGAAGCTGTCCAGCAGTCCGCTGAAGATTACCTAGGCTCGTGGCTTCAAATCTTCACGCCTAGCCGCAATGACCGGCGCGGAGAGCGGCATTTCATCATGTACATCCTCCGCGATGCAAAGCGGCACGTCGATAAACTCAGCGAGCGCTATTCCGCCACCTACCGTAAGGAGGCGTCCAATGCGGAAGGTTGAGGAATGGCGCGGACGCACCGACGACAGCATGCCGACAGACGCATGCAAGGACCGAATCCTGCGCAAGCAAGGCGATCGGTGCGCGCTGACAGGTCATGAGTTCCGCCCGGGCGACAAGATCGAGTTCGACCACATCACCCCGCTTTGGCTGGGCGGTGAGAACCGCGAGAGCAATCTTCAGGCTGTCTTGTCCGACGCACACAAGGGAAAGACCAAGACCGAGGCGACCGTGCGGGCGAAGGTCAACGCCAACCGATTAAAGCACCTCGGCGTCAAGTCGAAGTCTGGCGGGTTCCAGAAGCGTTTCAAGAAGAAGCTGAACGGCGACATTGTCGACACCAGGACCGGGGAGATAGTGAGCCGATGAGCGCCCTTCCGTACATCTACCGTTGGGATCGCCAAGGCCGCAAAGGCCAGCCGTGCGAGGTCCTCGTCCGCGCCAAGGTCATGAATAGCTGCCTCGTCCGGTTTGCCGACGGCTACACGATGGTCACGAGCCGGAACGCCTTGAAGCGCTCGCCTGTGGCAAACGGGGATAGCCCGAATGACTGATTTCCAAAAAGCCGCGATGACGGAAATGATCCAGCACGATCAGGCCCTGGAAATGTTCCCCTTCCTCAGCGCTCAGATATTGAATCGCTGGCGCCGTGACGGCAGGATACGTTTCTTCAGGGGGAAAGAGGGAAAGATCAGCTATCCGCGCTCGGATCTGGATGACGCCCTCAATAAGGAATTGGCATGCGGAGAGACAGAGGACCAAAGGGACTTTGGGAGTACAAAGACCAGTGGATCGGCACCGAGCCCGGTCGTAACGGCTTCTATCGGTACTGGTACGATGAGCGAAGCGGACGCGTTAAGCGAAAGGCTTTGGCGGCAGTCACTCTCGAGGAAGCCCAAGAAGAACTCGTCGAACTCCTCGGCGCACCGGCCCCATCGAGCCGCGACCCCAGAGAGGTCTACCTCTTCGCCGTCCTGAAGCATTACCAGGATCACTACGCAGAGCCGAAGGGCTACAAACAGATGGCGGCAATTCGACGGGCTTCATCGCTTGTCGATGCCGCCTTTCTCTCTTTTCTGGGTTCGCCGAAGGTCGCAGACCTCACCCGCCTGAATCAAAGGCGCGTCTGGGCACACATGGCCTCAGAGAGCGGCCTGAGCGCCAAATCCATCATGACCTACATGATCGCGGTCCGCGCTGCTGTGAACTACGCCGCGGTGCCGCAGTTAGTCACGATTGCCGAGGAAGAGGTCGAGGTCCAATTGCTGGATACCCCGATCGCCATCTTCTGCAATCAGGAAGAAATAGCCGAGCATATCGGCGGCGACGTATCCAAGCCCCGCGACTACATCCCCACATACGCTGAACTAGGTAGATGGATCGACGCGATCGAGGAGGAAGACGACTTCCGCTTCGTGATGATCATGCTCAACACCTGTGCCCGGAACGAAGCAATCTTCGATCTCGATATCTCGAAACAGGCAAATCACGAATTCGGGACGCTTGACCTTAACCCGGTCGGGCGGCGGCAAACGAAGAAACGCCGGCCGGTGATCCGGATGACGACGAACCTGCAGGCATGGTTTCAGTACTGGGGGGATGACAAGCCGATCCGGCAATACCAGGACACGGTTGAAAAGCGCCTGAACAAGATGGGGAAGCCGACGGTAGATGAGGAAGGGGAAGTGACCGATATCGGTCTCGGCATGCCTGAGATGACATGCTACACGCTGCGGCACTTCATGGCGACGAATATGCGCCGTGCCTCGTTCCCTGTCTCCAAGGAACAGCGTTCGAAGTGGCTTGGCCACTCGGTCAACGAAGGGTCTAAAACAACAGACTGGTATGAAAAGTTCGATCCGGACTACCTGGAGCAGCCGATGCGTGCGACGGAGGAAATCATCGCCAAGCTGCAGAAGCACACCAAGCGGAAGCTCTTCGCACCGAAGACGAAAGCGGCCGGCAAGGTGCGGGTGATCGACGGCGGAAAACTGTGAGAGTACTGTGAGAGAAGTTTTGCTTTGTTCCGCAGAAGTTCTCAGATGTTCTCATCGGGTTTTCCAAGGAATCTAGGCTTTTTGAGGCCAAGAGTGCGGTTTGGGACCAGAGGGTCGGGAGTTCGAATCTCTCCACTCCGACCAACGACAACGCCCTGAAATCAAACGATGATTTCCGCTCCATATCCTCCACAGAAAATTTCGTTTGTGAGAGCGCTGTGGGAGAAAACGGCTCTGTGAGAGAATATCAGCCAAAATACAAATGGCGTGAGACATGGCCTGGAGAAGGCCATAAGGACTTTGCGGCATGGGATGGGGAAACGCCCGTCGGCCGGATCAGGCTTGAGGAATCAGGCCCGATGAGTGGGCGCTGGCATTGGTCCGGCAATGGGGGACCGAATGTCAAGCGACGGGTGGCACCGAATACCGGCTATGTCGCGACGGCTCGGGAAGCCTCTCGGATGGTCGAGGAGTATTACGACAGGCTGCTCGCAGGGTTAAGGCCCGGTATCTAGCGACCGTTGCCCGCGCTTTCCCTTCGCCGGACGCTTTGCGGGTCGCTGCTGGACATACTCTTCCCTGACCATCAGCATCTCTGCAGCGATGGCCGCTGCTACAAAGGACGCCCTCGCCTGTTCAGGATCTCTTAGCCCTTCCATTGCCTCAAGGCACATCGTTTGCGCCAGCAGCCATTCCTTGCCGCGATGGTCATCGGGCCAGCGGTAGAGCAGGCTATAAGCAAGGTCGCTAAGAGTGCAGTGCCGGCGCATGGTGACACCTTTGCGCTTCTCAACGCATACGATGCAGTCTCTGATGGGGATATGTTCACCTATATATTCGGACATGCGCCACCTCCGGCCGAATCAGGTGATGATTAAATCCGGCCAGTCAAGATGCTTTTATGAGATTCTTCTAATCTGTACGTTTGGTGACAAAGGAGAGCTTAGGGCAGATTGAACCCGCCCTTGATCAGGAACGCTATTACCCCGAGGATGACGCCCGTCAGGATTGTCCGGTTGACCCACTTAAGCGTGCCGCCGATCTCATCCGTCTTCGCCCCCATGGATTTCCCCAGGTCGTCGATCTTCTTGTCGATCGACGAGAACCGAGCGTCCATATTCTTGAACTGCTCGTCTTTGCGAGCATCGGCAATGTCACTTAAGCGTTGCCACTTTTCCAACTCGCCTATCCTCTGCGAATGCAGTGTGGATTGGTGCTCGAGACTGACAACGCGGGTTCTGAGATCATATTCCATCTCGGTGCTCGGTGGGTTCAACGTTCCAGCCCTTTCAATGCGTAGTCAATGCTATGGTTTCAGTGAACGCCGTACTTGGATTTCACGCTGTCGTAGAAAGCCCCGCAGCGCCCCGTACGCGAGTTCTGCCGGTCGAGCGCGCTACGTTCCCGAACAAGCACGGAACGCAGCTCTGCGCCAACCTCGACCGGAGCGTGAGGCTCTGTCTTCCGGCAGTCGTCGGGCCATGCCGGCAACGCGATGCCAGCTTGTATCTTGCCCTGTGTCGTCGCCGCTTTATTGAGCCGGTCAGTGGTGTTGCAGGAAGAGACGATCAGCGTCATCGATAAGGCAAGCGCGGTTCTTTTCGCTAAGCTGCAGCTCATAGGCTTTGATCTCAGTTTCGAGGGTATCCTTGGCGGCCTGCTCGGAAGCTTCCGCCGCGGCGAGGCGTTTGCGGTGCTCGTCCAGAGCCTGAGACGCCGCGTTGCGCTGGCGTTCCATTTCCTTTGCCGTCGCTTCCGCTGCGGTCTTTTCAGACAGCAGGACGTATCCGGACAGCACGGTCTTGTCGTGCGAGGCGAGCCAGACGCGGAAGCCGAGGAAAACAGCCACGACAAGGAGCGCGGTGCCAGCAACCTTGCCGATCGGGCTTAGGAGGAAAGCGATCATGGTTTCACCTCGACGGTCGTATCAGCATCGCCCTGCTCTACCGCCTGCTGGGCGATGTTGGACTTCCGGGCAACATTCGTTTCCCAGACCGCGCCGAAGACGTAGGAGCCGATGATGCCGCCCATCAGCAAGATCAGGTTCATTGCGATGGTGTCGCTTAGCGCGATCGGCCGCCCCCACACCGCAAGGTAAGTCACCACCCCGGCACCCCAGATCAGAACGAGGATGATAATCCGACGTCGTACCGCCCAATCTGGCGATGCCATATGATCCATGAAGAACTTCATTGTTGGATTGCCTTCAGAAAGACGCGGGCATGGCTGGCGATCTTCTCCGCCTTGTCGGTGCCATTAATGATCCGACGCGCATTGACGAAGTCGCATTTGCCGCCGGCGAAGTAATCGGAGAGCTTCTTGCCTGTGTACCAACCTTCGACCATGCCCCGGACGGCAGCCTGTGCAGCCATAGCAGTATCGGTCAGTAGCAGGCTGTAGTTGGCGATCAGCCGGCCGCCAAGGCCAAGCTCCCGATCGGTGCGCTCATAGTTCTGGTCCCAGGTCGTCTGCACGAAGCCGCGACCATAAGGCACCTGCCCGCCATTACGACCAGGCACGCCGTACTTGCGGCCCTTCCCTTTGCCGTATTCAGCGATGGGCCGCATCGTCTCGGCGGTTTCGTGATAGGCCGTCGCCATAACATAGGCCGTCTCGTCTGCTGCCAGCCCTTGCGCCGCATCCAGCAAAGCTTCCATGCCTTTGACTTGGTCCGTCGACAGGCCATGCGGAAATAGCGCGCTGCCTCGCAGCACGTCGTAGAACGACTTGCGGTCCATAGGACGCTCCAGATTGTGGGGAAAGAAAAAGGCCCGCCGAAGCGAGCCTTGGAAAACGTTGCTGTCCTGTCTGTCGTCTATTCCAGAACGGCGTAGTTGTTACCGTCCGAGAATTTCGGCGAGACGCTATGAAGCATGATGCCCAAACGGCGAGCGTCAGCGCTTCCGTTATCTGCCGGAGAATGCAGTGGGCTTGCTTCGATATGCAGCCGGATATTGCCCTTCTCGTCGATCATCTCAGGCGACAGAGCGACCAGCAGGGATGCGTTCGGCGTTTGGCCTGTGAATTCCTTCTCGACGACCAGATTGCCATGATCGAGAACTGTCACAGTCATCTTGTCGTCAGGCTGGGGTGTGTATGGCGTGAATGTCAGTTGAATGCCGGATAGGTGATCACTGGCATCCTTCACGTTGATAATGAGTTCGGAGCTACCCCGCGACCATATCCCGGTCGGCTCGAGCGGATACCATCCCACGCCAGCGAATGTGTTCTGGTCCGTCGTCGACGAACTAACAAGGACCTCGCTGCGATCAATTTTAAGAGGCTCACGAGCTGTATCCCCAAGCCCTTTCAGGCCATAGCTCAAGCGCAAGACTGCGAATTGCTCTGCATAGGTGGCGACAATTCGCGGGTCTGCATCGACCGCTGCGGCAATCGCCCTCATCTGCCCTTCGTAGTCCTTAGGGTACGGCCATTTGTGAGCCGCCTCGAGCAGGTCAAAATACGGCAGCATGACAGCGTCAGCGTCGGCGCTTTCCAAAATCGCGGCAACGTTTCGTGGGTATTGATCATCGATGATGCCTTGACTGAACCGCTGCATGGTTACCGGCCAATGCTCGCTTGCCTCGACCAGGTTCTTGTCGCCCCCGATGTTGTAGGTCTCGATATTGAGACGTGCTGCGATGTAGTTGGCCAGGAAGTCATTGCGATAGGGGAGCATTGCGACCTTCTCCCCCGGCTTGAAGAATGGCCGCATTTGCTCCACGTCCCGATCAATTGCGTAGGCCATTTGCCGGAACTTGGTCGGCTGCGTCAGTGACGCAATGGTCGGAATATTGAAGATCGCAGCCGCTATCATGCAGGGGACGATGACTTTCCTCAAATCCCGCTGGGTAGCGGCAAGCGCCAATATTGCCCAGGACCCGAAAATGCCGAGCGCCACCCAACGATAGCTTGCCCGCATGTTCTTGAACCCCGGAAGGTGTTCAGAGAACCATGCCGATCCGGTGCCCCCGCGAGACAAGTCCGCCGGCATCAACTGGCTCATGCCCTCCGACCTGTAGGTAAGGAACTTCACCGAAGGACCGAGGCACATGTAGAACCCGAACAGCGCGATCAGTGCGAAGATGACCCGATCACTCAGCTTGCCGGCGCGGGCCAAAAGACAGATGGCTGCAACTGCCGCTATGGGCAGAGCAAACGTCGAGATATAGGTCGATGGGTCTCCGAAATACTCATCGGGCAACCGCTTGTCGCTAATCCCGATCAGATCAGGAATCAGCAGCAGGCCCTTCGTCGCGACAAACAGAAACTCAATGCTGGCGGCCCATCCACGGAAGAAATCAAGCTCGGCAGCCTCGAATCCACTTTTGCCGAGATATGCGATGTAAAGCAGGTATGAAGCGGCGAATCCGGCCGCTACGACAGCGAGGCGGATAAACGTATCCTTACGACAGTCCCCCCAACGCTCGATCAGGGTGGCCAGAGCAATGAAGCCAGTTGCGACAGCAAACATCATGTAGGTGTAGCCATCCATGAAGACGGCTACCACGCATGCGGCAATGAACAGCGTCGCTATCCTGGTTCCAGCCTTTTCTCCGCGCATGAGGCGGTAAGACACCGCGACATAGAATGGCAGGAGGGCCATGCCTAGCGCCACCATGCCAAACGCCTGATGCTGGCCGATAACCGGCATTGTTCCCCAGATTGCGGCACAACAGAGCGAAACGAAGCTGCTGCCTCCGAGTTGCTTGGCCAACCAGTAGGCTCCTACAAAGGCGACGGTAAGCCACAAGGCAAAGACCGTCGTGTAAGCCTCGATCGGATGAATGCCAATTTTGATCAAGACCGCCACTGGGAACGCGCCAGCCAAGCCGAAGGCCATGGCCGCGGGCTCTGGAAGACCGAAGTTTTGAGCGAAGATTGACAACCCGCCATTGGCGAACGACTGCGAGAACCCGGTTGACCAGAACAACTGCGCGGTCGTCGGAGCCATGAGCCCAGGCACAGCGCCGTTGACAAGAAGCACGATAAGCAGGAGCGGCGCCCCCAAAATAAATGCGGATTTCAAAGCTGCCTCACAGAGATATTCAAATCCCCGAATAGACGACAGTCCCTGCAAATGCTAGGCATCCACTCCAAATGGAGGTTGCAATGAACAATTTTATACTCGCACCGATCAAAGGCTTTCTCACCGTAGCCGGGATGATCGGCGTATTCGCCGCCATAGGGGTCGTTGTTTTCTGGTCGGCAGAGAAGCTGGCAATCTTGCCAGCCCCGTTTTTCGGTTAACTGCGTTACCTGAATTCAAAGCCCAATCTCAGGAACAGCAGGCTCGCATCACCGGGCGTGCCGATAGCCTGTAGCGCGCCGAACTCCGGTTCCGTCGTCGGGTCTAGATTGATCGTCTTCCAGGTGCCGTCTACATCGAGCGTTGAACCGCTCGCAGGGCAGGACAGCGCCGTCGTGATCACCGTTGCCGAACCAGCGTGCAGCGTGAGAGTGGTAGTTGTGGCATGCGTTCCAACGCGACCACGAGCGCGGTACTCTCGATAGCCGGCGGATAGCATCTTGACCGGGTGAGAAGCAAAGAGCGTTTGTTCCGCGCTGTTCACCGTCACTGATCGGTTAGAGACGAAGCCGATGCCGTCAAGATACAGATGGCGGCCCGTCGTGATGTTGTTTTCACCGGCCGACGCATCCCCTTGGAACAGGCGCTTTGTGGTGACAAACCAGCCGCCAGAGCCTTGGAAGATGTCCAGAGGCTGCTCAATGCTGAGCTCAGTCCCTGCAACGCCAAACGAGAACGCCGGCTTGTTGAGGCCATCCGTATCCCATTCGCAGACACGGGCATGACCGATCGACATTTTCGATCCATCGGTCGTAGCGACGACATGGCCGCCCTTGCGGGCAAAGCCGGAGCCGGAGCCTTCGAAATGGTGAACATGGAAATCACACCAGCCGCGAAGGCGAACGCCATAGTCGACAGCGGGGTTGCTGTCGATATCAAGACCCGTAATGCTCGCGCGGTGAACGATCATGTGGCCGATCGTCCCAGTCATTGGAGCCCCCGTGATACCAGGGTACACCATGAAGCCGTGGACACAGCTATCGCTATAGATGCTGTCAACGTCGATGAACGCGCTTGACTGATTGGGGAAGTCTGTCGAGCGCGACGGCACAAAGCCCACGCCGACATTCGTCCAGATCGAGAACATGCCGCCTTTGACGCGGAGACCATCCACACGCCCGATCTCGTAGGCGACGTAGTTGTTGTACATGTAGATCTGCACGTTGGCATCGCCGTTCCAGTACGGGTAAGCCTCGGTATTATCCAGCATGATGATGTGGTGGATGTTGTCGAGGGACAGACCGATATTGAACCCGTGCCATTTGCAATCACGGATATAGCCGCCTTCGCCGCCCTTCTGGAACTCGATGCAGTGCGTGAAGGCTAGCACCGTCACGCCCTCCATCCAGCAGTGCTCAGCTCGGACATCGCGGGTCGTGTCGGCAAAGCGTCCAGCACGAACGCCCCAAGGGGTATTTGTCGGTGTCCATCCGACACCCGGAGTAGGCTGGCCATCATGGAATATCAGAACATCGGCAAGACCCGAGTACTGATTGAGGCGCACAATCTCGTTCGTCGGTCTCCCCGATGACATCACGCCGGCGGCGCGCGTACACCACACGGTGCCCTTGATGTTGTCCGGCTTGCGGGTGTTTGCCAGAAAGCTCTCGAATGCGGGCTTGACGCCGCGCACTACCTTGCCTTTGGGGATCTCCAGATTGTCGAGCTTGGCAAGGCCAGTCGGGCAATGGACTTCCATCACCGTGGAGATAGCCAAGATCGAGGCCAGCAACGGCCCCATGTCTGTACCTGCGCCCGTCGTCGAGTTGTAGTTAGCGACATAACCGAACCAACGAGCATCGACACCGGTCACAGCCCAGCCGCCTTGACGGACCCATGCGCCAGCAGACGAGGCGATGGCGTTTGCCTTTATATAGAGGCCCTCAAGGGTGTCCGCTGTAATGAGCGTTGAGAAGTCACCGGCTACCCAAAGGAAGTGGCCCTCGCGGCCGGATTCCCTGAGGTATGCATTGACATCCTTCGTCGTGTCGAGCGCCTTGAGCGCCGTCCTGGTGTCGACGAATACCGCCAGGTCGAGGAGATTGCGAACGTCCGGGAAAGACTTCGATTCACGAGAGGTGCCAGCGGCATTGTCGACCAGCATCGTGTTTGCCGTAATCGGCGGCAATGACGCGGCTGCGGCTTCTGCCGCGGCGGCCGCAGCTTCTGCCTGCGCTATCAGTGCTTCAAGTTCGAAGGCGCTGACGATCGTCTGCAGGAAAGTGACGTCGTTTGTTCCGATGACGATCGGGTCATTGGTCGTGACACACCAAAGCGTCCGCTCATAGGTCGTGCCGTTGGCGACAAAGACCTGCGTTCCCTCGCGGACGTCATTGTTGCGGCTGAAGTCCTTGGCGCGGCGCCATTGTCCGGTATCGACCACATAGATGCCGTTCTCGTAGCCGGCCGCCTGGTCCTTGACCATGACGCGGTCACCAGTGACGATGGCAATGCCATCAAGCGTCTGCTCGCCATAGAGCGCGATATTGACGGTCGTTGCGGCCTTGCACGGCCCCTTGAACGCGGTGCTCGACGAGAGGCCATCCGTGCGGTCAATTTGGATCGAGGTCATGTGGATTCCTTGAAGTGAAAAAGGCCCCCAGAAAGGAGCCCTTGGTTTGCAGTGCGTTTTCGTTGTATGAGTGGTCGACCATCCCGACCGACCGAAGGCCGAATGAGCAAAGACACTCAGCAGTTCATTGTATTCATCGCGGCCATGCTCGGCTTTGCCGCTGCAGGTGGCATGCTGATTGAACACCGGTGGACCCGAGGCTTTGAGTTGCCGATCGGCATCGTCTGGATCATCGGCCTGCTTGCCGTCATCGGTGTGATCGTCAATGGACGAGAAGGCGCCAAGACGCTTGTCTCTTCGACCATTCTCATGTGGCTCGCCGCGCTCGTCGGCGCTGCCTTCATAGCGTGGATGGCATTAGCGGGCGCTGGCCATAGTCCTTGAGCCGTTGCCGCTGCATGCGGTTGGTGTAGCCTGGGCTTGCCCAGTTCCTCAGTGAGTTCAGAAACAGGACATCGAGCGCCGGCCGTGCATAGGTCAGGTTGATGAACGGAGTGTTCTGAAGCGCGAGGTTCAGGATGTCCCCTGCCATCTTCGGGCGCTCTCCCTTCTCCAAAGCCGTCCGCGCCTTCAGCGGCACATTCACTATGTCGCTCAGCGTCCCGATGAACGGGCCGGAGAAGGTCTCCAGTGCACCCGAGCCAAAGCGATTAGCCTCTCCAAAGAGGAAGTCGCCATAGATGCCCAGCGCCCCGCCCTGCGTCAGAGCCGCCGTGATGACCTTCGGGTCGAGCGGATCACGCGGCGGCCAGTAGCCTTTCGCCAAGTCCTTCATGGTCATGGCCATGTAGCCAGCGACTGTCAGGCCCCCGATCAAAGCCCCGAGATGCGGCGCATTGTTCATGATGCGCTCGTACTTGGTGGCACCCCTGCCCCCGAACAGAGCGCGGCCAAGGATGCGCTGAGAGAAGGCGATCGGGAATCCCTTGAACTGCATGACGAAGCGAGCGGCTTCACCTGCGAATGTTCCCGGCCGAGTGCCGAGCGTCGAGATCCTGCGCGATGCTGCGTCGGTTTCGACGATGGCATAATTTGTTTCATCGGCCACGAAGCGGAGCGACTGAAGCTCCAGATCGCGCCTTGCCTGATCAATGATCTCGGCCTTGCGCTCCGGCGTCTTCGCTCCTGCCAGCCTGTCAGCCACCAACGGTTCTACAGCGGCGTCAGGAAGCTCACGGATGGCGTCTGGCGTGATGTAGGCGTTTCCGTTCACCTCGCGCCTTGTTGCTTGCCGCAGGGCCTCCCATTGCTTCTCGCTGATGCCATGGAGGCCAAGCACATGCGAATAGTTCGCCGGGAGGTCCTTGAAGGCGGTGTCTGCCCTCATCCCCATCTCGGCGGCGACCGTGCGGCCAACGACAGAGCGGCCAACATCCGTCCACCAGTTCAGGCCGTTCCATTTGAAGAAGGATTCGGTCAGCTTGCTCATCTTGCCGACTGGGCCGTCATTGGCGAGGCCATGCGAGAGGACGTCACCAATCAGGCTGTCGAAGCCTTCACCGAACAGATACGAGATCTCGGCTTGCTCTTCCTTCGGCCTGCCCTTCAGGATGCCGCCGATCTGCTTGACCATGCCATTGAAGAAGCCATTGCCGCGGAACATGGACGCTTGCGCAGCGCCAACCACGTCGGTCGGCATGGCCGTGAGGACAGCACCGCCGAGTTTGGCCATGCTTTGCACCGCGCGGATGTCGTTGGAGATCTTGGCGGCATTGACGTTGCCAGGACGAGAGATGGCTCCGGACATGACGTCAAAGGCCCCCCGCAATGGCCCGGTGTCGGCGTTGAGCTTCTGGATGGCCTTGACTTTGTCTTCTGGAGAAAGGTCCGGATTATCCCTGAGCTTGCGGCGTTCGCTCTCGACGAGGCTATTGAACATCACTTCCGGGTTGGGCCCAAACATGTCCATCTGCGCCGCGAGGCTTGCTGCCCTGCGCTGATGGGCCATGATGCCATAGATCGAATTGCCGTAGCCGAAGGCATCACGGTAGGCGATCGCGCTCTCAGCATCCTTGAAATGCAACACGCGGGTCTTGCCGAGCGACTTGGCGAGATTGGCCGGATTGACCCGCTGGCCCATCTCCTTTGCCGTTGCCTTGTTCGGCACGCCGGTGATGATGGTGTCGTAGATATCTCCGAGGATACCGCGGACATCGTTGCTGGTCACCGCATCAGGGAAGGTGCGGCTCAGGTCGAGAAGGGTCGCGGTCTGGTCGACCCATGATTTCTTGCCGGCCCGCATCATCTTCATGTCGTCGTGAACCTGGGCGCCGGCCCAGCCATCGAGCTTGCCGATCGACGCCCCGAGGCGGTTGAGGTCCGTTCGGCTGGCTTCCACATGCTTGGCGAAGACATCGGCCAGATATTTGGCGTCATCATTGCCGGTCACCCCCGGCTTGCCGCCTTCGCGAAGCTCGCCCATCTCGCGGAAGACGTCATCGGATAGTCTCTTATCGGCCAGGACATTGACGAGATGCGGCCGGTTCTTCTGGATCTCGGCCATCATGCCGCCGACGTAGCGAGCCTCGTAGCCAAGGCGACGGGCATGAACGGAATCCCGTGCTCCAGCAATTCCCTGCTGCGAGCCTTCCATGACGGCGAGGATGGAATCCCTAGGAGAAAGACCCGCCTTCTTGAAGGCTTCAAGCGTCTGTTCCAGGCGATCGCGCGCAAGAATGTTCAAGGCCGCATGCCGCTTCTGCATTGCAGAAGCGATCCGCGTCCGTTCCGCTGTCTGGTCGGCAATGACCTTCATGCGGTCGGCGACGTTATCCGTGGTCCCGGAAGCCTTAAGGCGTGCCTTTTCCTCGGTCGCCTGACGGAAAGCCGCGGCAAGGTCACGATCGCTGAGTTCTGCCCCGGCAGCCTTGGCAGCATTGGCCGCAGCGGCATAGCAGGAAGAGCGAACGAAGTCGTTATCGGCCATCAGATCACACAGCTCGCAAAGGATTTCAGGGCTTCGCAATAGGCGTTGGCGGTCTTGATCGTCTCATCCGCATCATCGAGTGCGGCAATGTCTTCTTCCGTCAGCCGGCCTTCGGCCCGAAGCTGATCGATGTCGGCAAGCTCCGGGAAGTCGCCGGTCTCTGGATTGACGCGATATTGTTCGGCCAGAGCGCGAGAACCTTCCGGTTTCCCGACACGCTTGGCCGCTTCCGTCACCGATAGGTCAATCGGCGCCGGAGGAACGCGAGCATCGATTGCCGCCGCAGGGCGTGTCAAAGACACGCCTACCTGCTGCACAGGCTCTGTCACGGCGGACGGTCGCCCATTCGCTTCCACGGGCGCCTGTGTGGGCGGCTGCGAGTATCGCGTCTGCCAGTATTCATCGCGGGCCGAAGCAAAGAGCTGATCGACACGCTGCTTCAACTGGGCGCGCTCGGCAGCGACCGGCTCCTGAACAGAACGGCGCTGGGCAAGCTGCTCGTCGATAGCCTCGATTTCCTGCACCTTGGCGTCGTCGATCGTATCAAGATGATCGCGAAGATCCTGACGGGCATCATCCCGGCGCGAGGTGGCAGCGGCCTTTTCCTTTTCATTCGGCGCTGCTGCGATGGCTTCCTCTGCCTTCTCCAAGCGAGCAGCAAGCTCGTCGGCCTTGATCATCGCACCGCGCGTCGGGCCATAGGTGGCGTTGTCGAGCGATTGGCTCTGAAGGCGGCGGATCTCGGCATCGTTGATGTCGAAGGTCCGGTTCAGCGTCTCCAGCCGCGTGTGGGCTTCAGGATCTGCTTCCCGCGCCATACGGGAGATGACCACCTTCGGCAGTTCCTGATCGGCGGCGCGAACCACGAAATCCGCACTCGCCGGCGAAAGGTTCACCTCACCGTCACGGATCATGCCGTCCAAGGCATCGTTCAGGGAGACCCGAGAAGCCTGCACATTGTCGAGCGTGGCAAGCTTGGCCTCTGCATCAGCGCGGAGCTCGGTCGGGGTTGCTCTTCCAAAGCGGCCATGGATAGCGCCAAAGGCCCCACCGATAAGAGCTGCCATGGCGATTTGTGAAACCGTGGACTGCCAAGAGACATCATCGCCAAGCTGGCCACGAACACCTGCCGTAGAAAGGCCTGCAAGCGCCGTGTTTGCCGCTGCATCGCCAGCAGCCGTTAATGCCCTGCCAGCCACACGGCCAAAGCGGGCTACGTTTGCCGCCTGCACTGCCTCCCCGAAAATCGGGATGTAGTTGATCGGGTCGACAGCCTGGCCGCCGAGATTGCCGAAGAAGGCAGTCACCGGGCGCTTTGAGCCGTAGAACTCGCGAACCTTACGGACGTCATCCTGCTCGGCAAGGGAAGCCGCCCGCTCCTCGGTCATGCCCTGCGTCCATGGGACATCGGCACGGTACGATGGAGAGCGCTTGTACTGATCCTCGTTGATCGTGACCGAGCCGTCGTAGGAGGTGCCTAGCGCGCGCCGCAGAAGCACGGCCGGATCGATCGCGCGATTGATCGACTGAAGCGTCTCTGAAATCGGTCCTTCCACTTCAGGTGGCGCCGCTTCCGGCGTCGAGAAGTTCCGGATGCCGGTGCCAAGCCCGAAGCTTTCGAGCGTTCCGCCCTTGGCTTGATCCCAGAATGTCGAGCCAAGCGACATCGGCTGATCGAGCGCCGACGTCACAAGGTCGCTGTCCGTCAGGGTGCTGCCCCTCGGGGTCTGGATGAAGCTGAAGGTCATGGTTTGAACGTCTTCACATCTTGGTCGCGACGGCCGCGCTGATTGATGTCACCGCGGTTGATATCGATGATCAAAGGACCGGCCCCTCCGATGTTACCGCCCGACGGAGTGCCGGCCGTGTTCTGCGAGACCTGCGATCCAAGATCGAGGATCGTTTGCAGCGGGATCGACAACGGCGTTACGCCATCGGCGCCGGGAACGAACTGGCCGGTGTATGGATCGCGAAGGCCAACACCGTTGCCGGAGGCTACGAACACGCCGTTTTCAAGGATGTCATCCAAGCGGTTCTGGGTCGTCTGGTCGATAATGGCTTTGCCGCCGTCTGAAACAGCAGCCTTCGATCCATCGATGATGCGCTGACGCTGAAGCTCGAGCGCTGCCTTGAACGATGTCTTGGCCGAATTCAGCCCGCTATAGAGGGTGTCCTCGTCGGTATCGGTCGGCACCGGCAGGTTGGCATTCACGCCATAGCTGCCGTCGTAGACCTTCTTGTCGCCGAACAGATCCTTGGAGGCGCCAGCGACGGCCGTCTCCAGATCCTGCCCCTGAGACACGCGAAGCTGGACGGCTTTCTTCATAAGCTCACCACCCCGCTGCGCTCGCTCAAGGCTCGCCGCATCTCCATAGGCCACGCCATAGGAAGCATCCCCGATCGCTCCCGGTGCCCATACGGACGAATAGAGCGTGTCATCGATGTCATACGGTTTTACATCGCCTGACTTCGGAAGCTTGCCGGTGTCGGTCAATGCAGCCTGAAGCAGGCGATTTGCCGCTCCGGTATCCCCACGTGCTGCGGCTTCGACGGCTCCTTCCGTCATTGCCGGGAGGCCAGCATCGACGAGCTGATTGAAGACAGCTTGCCGCTGCCCCTGATCCGCCGTGGAGAAGACGAGCGAGCTGACGGCTCCAAGCCGCTGATCGTCCGTTGCATCAGGGCTCTTGAAGGAAGCTACCGCCTGATCGGCGACCTGCTTCGGTAGAAGCTTCATGTCCTTGATGCCAAGCTGCTGCTGGGCAGAGGCCGTGGCATTCATCGCCGCCTGATAGTTGCCAGAGATGGCTGCATCGGACCATGCACGAGCTACATTCGGGAATGCCTGCTGCGTATAGGTGGCCGGATCAGCCTTTCGAGCCGCCAACGTCGTGGAAGCGGCGCTCGACAGGGCATCGTAACGGGCAGCCTCTAGAGCCGCGTCATTGCCGCTCGATGTCGGCTTGGCCTCATTGACCATGGACTGAATGTCGTCTGCCGACATGGTTCGGAAGTTATAGGCCTGCTGGCTGACTTCCATCGCGGTCGTGAACTTGTTGTAGCGCTCGTTGCCATCCTGAGCGCCATAGGCGTCCATGAACTCCGTACGGGTCGGAATAGTCCCGCTATAGGTTCCGGTGTTCTGGATAGCCGTCGGAGCGTTCTGGACGACCGTTTCAATATTGCCGCGCTGCTCAACAGCGATCTCGCGCCGGCGCGTCTCGGCCTGATTGTAGACGACCTGTTGCTCTTCCGGCGAAAGGTTCTTGAAGTAGGCCGGCGTGGTCACCGGACCTGCCTCAAGCTTTGCGTTGAAGCGATTGTCGTCGAGGCTCTTCAGGCCTTCCCACGTCGAGCCAAGCGCACGGCGAACCCCGGCAACCGTATTCGGGTCCTTGGAGCGAAGATCGGACAGAAGATCGCGGCCAGTGTTGGCCTTGTAATCAGCCTGGGCGAGCCACCATGCGGCTTTGTCCTGCGATGATGGGGAGAAGTCCTGAACACCTGTCGCCGCCTTGGCGCGATCCCATGTGCCCTGAACAAACTGGTAGCGTCCGGCAGCCGTCGCCGTTCCGCCTTTACCCACACGGCGCGGGTGATCCGAGTAGTCCGAGAACTTCTCGCCGCCATTCAGCGTGTTGTAATCCGGGCTTTCAGTGCTGGCGATGGTATCCAGCAGGGCGGCGCCTTCAGGAGGCACGTCGGAATCCGTGACGCTATGGCGAACGAACTGCTTCGGGTTCTGCTCGACGGCAAGCTTGGCACGGCTGAAATCCGCATCCCTGACGAACTTGTCGCGGCGGCTTGACGCCTGCTCCGGCGTCAACAGACCGCTCCTCTCACCGGTTGCGATTGCACCGTCGATGTCAGCACGAGCCTTGGCCTTGGCCACATCGGAGCTATTCGGATCCACATAGATGCGCCTGTTCGTTTCCAAAGCATCGTCGAAGGCGACGGTTTCCGCCTGCTTGCCGAGCGCGCGGCCCCGATCCCCAATGGAATCGTTGACCCGCACGGCATCAGTCTGAGCGCCAAGCTTCCAGCGCTCGCGCATCTGAGGGTCACGGATAAGGTCTGCCGACTTCGTGACGATATCGCCGGTCCGTGCTGGAGCCCGCTTGTTGAAGGTGGAGTAATCCCCATCATTGGAGAATTCGTTCTCAACATCGATGAAGCCTTTGGCCTTGGCCGCTTCGGCGCGGGCAAGGTCGACCGTATTCTGCTGGCGTTTGATGTCCTCGCCGATAGCAGACACGGAAGCACCAAGGCTCTGCAAGCCACGGCCAATACCCGACGTGTCGTATTCGGCGATCTGGCGACCAGAGCGGCCCGAGGGCTGCTGGCTGATATCGAAGCGACTTGGCAGTTTTGCCATTAACCGTAACCCTTGAGTTTGGCGATACCGCCTGCCACCTGCCCGAAGGCTCCAAGCTGACTGCCGAGGTAAGACGCGCGACCGGATGCTCTCCGGCCCTTGGCGCTGTCCATCAATCCGGCCGCCCGCTGCTGGCCGCCATACATCGAGGTTGCGGCGTTGAGTTCGCCCTGTCCTGCGGTGTCGCTCATCAGCTTGACGATGGTCGGAGCATCGGCACCGGCTCCGCCGCCTGACGAGGCCGCGAGAGCCTGAGCGCGTGAGTTGGCAAAGACTGCCTCGCGACGGTTCTGGATGGCTTCACGCTGGGAGGCGGCCAATTCTTCCTTGGCCTTCATATCCTCCTGCTTGGCGATGTACTCTTGATTGTTCCGCTCGGCCTTCCCGGACGTAAGCGTGCCGGCCGCCGTCAGAGCCGTACCGGCAATACTGGCAACGGTGCCGATGTTGCTGCCGATCCATGTTCCTATCGCCGCGAGAGCCGCCATACTTCCATTCCTTTTTCGATGCCGAGCATCTCAAATCCCAATACCTTGAGCAGACGCCCGGACGTTTCGAATTCCGTATCGCGCGGGGTGAACACTTCTGTCTCCCCGAGTTGCCACGCCTTGGCGAGCAAAGACCGTGTGCGTCGCATCACTGTCAGCGCATAGCTTGCTTTACCCTTAGGTAAATGAAGCCATATCCAGCAGCGTCCGCCGCCCCATGCCAGCCCATAGGAGCCAACGACCTCCCCGTCATCGACGCCGATGTAAGCGACGGCCGGGATATCAATCGCAATCCCCTCGAGCGCCTGTACGGCCGATGGTGGAACCTGGATGATTTCTAGCGTCATCGATCGTTGGTCGTGATCTGGAAGACCATCCCGAGGAAGGTCCCCGTATATGGCGAATTCACTTCAAGACAGACGCGGCTATCGGTGTCCCACTCGCCTGGGAAGGTGAACGGCTCTTCGTCACTGATGGTGCTCAGAACGACATTCGGCTGCGTTGCCCCGTCTGCCATCTGCGGCAGTGGGAATAACCCACGATAGGGATCATCGAAAGAATGGCCGTACTTGATGCCGGAGCGAACGAAGTCCGTCATGATGATGCCGAGCCCATCGACAGCCTTTTTCTGAAGCATGGCAGTGCCGCCTTGGGCGCCATAGGCAAGCCGTGATGACTTGTACCTCGCCCGATACGGCAAGCCAGCAACCCAGTTTGTGACGGCGCTCGGCACGGTTATGTTGCCGCTGCCATCAACGACGAACTCGCCGCGAACGCCGTAGGATGTCTCGATGGGAGCGCCATCAGCCCAGACAACAACAGTCTCGCCTATCAGATGCGTTCCGACAGCGACGGTCGTTGATGCAGGCCCGTTCACACCGCTCTTGAAGGCATCCATGACCTTGCAGAGTGTCGACGGCTTGACGTCGGTATCCAGCGCCATTTTCTCGATGTAACGCACCGTGGAGCCGTTGATCGTCCGTTTGATGCTGAAATACACCCGGTCCTGGATCAATGATGGAAGGACAGCCACGCTTTCAAGCAAGCCATACGTTACGACAGGGATGAACGCCAGGACATCATCTCCCGGCTCATAGACCATGCAGACGCAACTGCCGTCATTGAGGACGAGCCATATGCGAGTGTCGGGCCTGCGTTGCAGCGATATCGACTTGACGCCGCTGCTGAACAGGTCGGTGGTCAACTTGCTGATCTGAGACGAGATATAATCAGACGTCTCGCCACTGAATGTCAGCTCGAGCAGCGTAGACCCCGCCCGTTCAACGAAGATGCCGCGCGTATCGACCTTGATAGGATCAACCGGAGCCGCGCCCGTCGTTGCAGAATCCTTGATCCCTAGGTTTGTCGGCGTCAAAGGCTCATCGAGAGACGACGACTTGACGGACGCCACAGCGCCCTCAGTGCCCGCCAGCAAGCGCTTGAGGGACATAAGCCATTGCGTGCTGTTGACCCCTCCCGTCGCTATGGAGCGCGAGATTGGTCCGCTATCGCCTTCCGTATCCTCGTCGAACGATCCAAAGGCATCCGACACCGATCCCCATAGACGATCTGCGCCGGCCCACCATAGCCGCCCATCGGATAGCGTGACGGCGGAGGGCCATCCGGAGTAGTTCGACCACTCAGAAGGGCGCCAGTCGCGGGTCCATGTCGTTGCCTTGAACGGGGTCAAGACCTCGATCGAGACTTCAGTCGATGAGACGTAACCGAGAACACGGCAAATACCCGTGCCCCCGCCGCCGTCATAGCCGATTGTGATGCTCACCTTGCCTGATGTGTAAGCCCCCGGCTTGAAGCCAACGCGATAGTAATAGACCGTGTTGCTGTCGGTATCGTTGACCGTTGTCGTCGTGTTGGTCGTGATCGTGCCGCGATCGACATAGCCGGTATCCGGGTCATCGAAGGACCGCTGATAGCTCAGCGTTCCGGACCATGTGCCGGACGTGATGATATCGAAGTCTCGGTCACCACCCGTCGCAACGCCGGTCACGCGGATCGGGTCGGTATAGGTGTCTTCCTGCGCGAGACCCTGGATAATGGTCTGCCCCGAATGGGTGAGACGGAACAGCGCGCCGACATGGTCGGGCGAGAAGAACGGCGATGAAGCAAAGAGGCTTGTATTGCCTTCCAAGGCTCCAGGACGAAGGCGAACCGTCGTATTCGCATTCAGCGAGAACGGGCCATCGTCTGCCGTATAAAGGCCGATCGACCATGATCGCAGAGAGCGTCGTTCAATCCGGCGCTGCTGGTACCCGTCGCAGGCAACAAAGCAGACGTCCGCCGATTGGGAGATACGCAGGTACGGCAAAGCCGACAGCGACCAAGGAGTCGGGATTATCATGACCCCGGCCGCTTCGACCTGGATGCTGTCAACGACGCGGTTGACGCGATCCTTGGACGAGAACTGAACGTAATACGTCCCGGTCGGCGTGAAGGCGAGCGAGTGCTCTCCGGTCGGCAGCATCGTTTGGGAAATGTACTCAT